TTAATATTTCCATTTTATCATCTGTAATTAATTTATCTACATGATATATTGTTAGATCACCTTTTTTTTCCTTTTTTATTGTCATTATATTATATTAGTATTTTATTTTCAATTAAATAGAATTGGCATTAATTGAAAATTTTGTTTAGCATATATATATATATATGGGGCAATATTTTTCTTCACAAAAAGAAGAAGCAGTATCAAGACAAAGAGTAGCGGTACCAAGACAAGAAGTACAAGTTGAAATTGTTAATACTTATGAGAAATGTGAAAAACCACCAGATAAAAAAACAAAGAGAAAAGAAAGATCAATTGATACGAAACTAATTCCGGTTGCCATAAAACCGACAAAAAAAGGAATAGGACGGATAATGCTAAGAATATCTCAAAATCCTATTATTAAAATGGATTCTGTTTTAGTAGTAGCAAAGGGCACTGTTTTTGAAAATAATGGCATTGCTAGGCAGTTTTCTCATTCGCTTACATCTATGATTATGGAAACAAGAACAGCACAAGGCATGGTACAAGCTTATCATTATCCAGAGGTAGCCTGTCGATTTTTAAAAATTCTTGTTACTACTGGTGATGATTATTTTTTAATGCCTTCTGTGGCGCCTACACCAGTGGAACCTAATAATTGGGCAGAAAATTTATTTGCTGATATATTGAATTTGAATGGAGATAAGTTTGTTGTTTTGTCATACATTTTATCAATAGTAAAGCAACATAAACGATTAATAAATAAAAACGAAAATTTTATTTTTTGTCTTGATATTATTTTAAATAAGAATAGACAGGGTCATGACAAATTTCATCAAGACGATGATCAATTTGGAGACTATCAAGGTGGTAAACCCATCTATATATCAACTACAAATATATCACAACAAAGTGAATTTAAATTATCTACTCAAATAAGAATTAGTCAGAGCGAAAAATTATATACACTTGCGTCTCGTTTGGGTGAATTTACGCTATTAAACAATAATTTGTTACAGCACCGAACACCTCCTGAAATAAATACAAGAGGTCCAACGATAACTAACGCTAAATATGAAGTAGCTGATAGAATGGGAACTGGTAATATTCCTTCCTATAATATGTCTAGTTTGAGTAATCTTGATCCAGTTGTATTAGAAAACTATCCAGATATAGTAAAACTAAATAGTGATTTGAATTCTCCTGACCCTAGAAACTTACTTAGAATATTAGTAAAAACAAGTAATGGTATAGATGTAACTGGTTTACCAGATATAACTCATTTAGTTCCATCAGATACATTTATATCACCTTCTGTAATATACAAAGGTACTGTTTCAGATAGAAATCCTGATTCTGAAGATAATAAAAAAATGGTTAATTTATTAAAAGACCATAGCATTGGTGGCAAATCAAAAAAGAAACTTAGGAAAAGGAAAAAACTTAGTAAGAAGAAAAGGGTTGTAAGAAAGAATTATTCGTATGGTCAGCGAGGTGGAGCTGGAGATCTAAGTGACTTGAAGTATTTAAATGAATATTTTGCGATATATGCGGATCCTGAAACCGCTTGTTTAATTGAAAACAATATTGAAGTGATTATTTAACTTTATAATTATATATATATATATATATATATATATATACATGTCTGATTCTGATGATTATGAATCTGATGATTATGAATCTGATGATTATGAATCTGATGAAGATGAAACTGTAATTAATTTATCAGAACGTGGTTTAACTGTTCTACCTAAGTTGCCTGATGAAATAGAACAATTATATTGTACTGATAATCGGTTAACTGTTTTACCTAAGTTGCCACCAAATTTAACTAATTTAAATTGTACTTCTAATCAGTTAACTTCATTGCCTAAGTTGCCAGATAGTTTAGAAGAATTAACGTGTAGTGGAAATCGGTTAACTTTGCTACCTAAGTTGCCATATAGTTTAGTAACATTAGAGTGTGAGGAAAACGCGTTAACTTCTTTACCTGCTTTTCCACCTAATTTAGAAAACCTATTATGTGGTCATAATCAGTTACAAATGATACCTGCTTTGCCACCTAGATTAAAAATGTTATGTTGTTATGATAATCAGTTACAAATGATACCTGATTTGCCACGTGGATTAACTCTTTTTGAATGTGGTAATAATGAAAATTTGGCTTCTCTACCTAAGTTGCCAAATAGTATAACCCGAATAAATTGTAAAAGTTGTAAAAATTTAACTTCTATACCTAAGTTACCGCGTAATTTAAGAGATTTATTTTGTGATGATAATCAGTTAACTTTGCTACCCGATTTACCACCTAGTTTACAAGCTTTAACGTGTGATACAAATCGGTTAACTTTATTACCTGCTTTGCCACCTGGGTTAACTGGATTAAATTGTAATAATAATCAGTTAACTTTATTACCTGCTTTGCCACCTGGGTTAACTGAATTAAATTGTAGTAATAATCAGATAACTCGGCTGCCTGCGTTGCCTAGAAGTTTATTACAATTGACATGTTCTGGAAATAATATAGTACAAATTGATGATTTGTCTTTATTCAGATTTTATGTTGAAATAAATACAGATAATTTAAATTTGGAATCTTTAATAAAATACAGAGATTATTTATTAAGAATATATGGTAACAGAATACCTGATAACATACAGGTAATATTACATAATATAGCGGAACGTATAGATGCGAAAAATTTTGAATTAGTTTCTGGAAGAAATAGAGAAATTATTGTACCTGGACTTGTACCTAAACCTTTACCCGGAACTGAACCCGCAACTGTACGAGATGAAGCACTTCCAACAGACTTAATAAAATCTTTTATAACGGATAGAAAAGGTGGAAAAAGCAGAAAGAGAAAGACAAAGAGAAGTAGAAAACAGATAAAAAAGAGAAGCAGAAAGATAAAAAGTGGTAGAAACAGAAGTAGAAGTTGAATAGCTAACAAATTTACTTATATAATAAATAATATTAACTTATTATATAAATGTCAGCAACTCCTACTGTTAAACGCAAGACTGAGGCAGAGATAAAAAAAATAAAAGATGATGAACGCACTGCTCGCCAAAATGCGGAAGATGCGAAACGCAATGCGGAACGTGAAGAACAAGAACAAGAAGAAAGATGGTTAAGAACTCCTTGGCATGAACAGATGTCACAAAATCCTAAAAAATTCTCAAAATTTGATGACAAAACCAAGGTTCATAGTGAAAAAGCTTGTTTTAAAGATTTTAAAGATTTAGCATTAAGATTAAATGAATTACTTATTCAGAAAAACCAACAAGAAATGTGTGCGACCATTATTAGATGTATATTAGCTAGACAAATTGACCAAGATAAACATACTACTCAATCAAGAGAATATGAGGTTCACGAACAAGTACTTAATGATCTTAAATATTTGAAAAAATCAGTATGCAAGGGGCCAATAAATTTTGATAAATTACATTTTTTTTCTACAAATAATAGGTGGGATAGTGCGCCTATTTTTCGTTCTATGCCAGAAGATAAACGTTTTTTAACTGTGGCATATGATGTGGGATGTCTTGCGGGACCACAAGTGCGATATTATGAAAATATGATGCGTAGCAAAAGTACTGCTAAAGGTAAAAAAAGTTATAAGAAAAAACATTATAAGAAGAAGAAGAGTGCTAAAAAAACAAAGAGACGTAGATAATTAATATAGAATTAAAATGGAAGTATAATATCTAATAAATAGTTGTAGAATAGATTCTGATTAACTAACAAATGGAAGCGGAATGGAAGCGGAATGGAAGCGGAATGGAAGCGGAATGGAAGCGGAATGGAAGCGGAATTGAAGCGGAATGGAAGCGGAATGGAAGCGGAATAACTATTACTGTGTCACTGTGCGAACTACAGTGCTACAGTATAATTTCAATGGGTATAGCTCGCTACGCTCGCAGGTGCCGACTTTTGCGTCTATTTGTAAACAAGTTTGTGACCATATATGCTCACAAGAAATGGGTCGCAAAACGGTAGTTATGACTGACAAAAAAAACGCCTATATAATAGAGATAATATGTATGTATATGTTTATTTGAATAAGGCAATATATCTTTGCTTGAACCTCTTAGCTAACAATTCTTTGTACCTTATTATATTTTTTATCGCGGTAGAAGTGATACATTTTTTTTGAGCAACAGCTGCGTCAAATTGGATAATTCGTATTTCAGATATGATGGCTTCTCGCAACGAATTGGGTGGCTCATTGACTTCATATTGAAATCCACATACGTGTCTAAATCGCAGCGTAAATCTGGTTTTATAAGCGTGACGAATTCTGGCAGCACATGGTGTTTTAGTTAGACCTAACAAAAGCATTAATATTTTATATTTGATGTCATCGGGCACTGGCATCAAAGTGATAATTGTATAGAAATCTGTATCTTTAAATAGTTGGCTCATATTTGTTAGTTTGATTTAGTTATTAACTAACAAATTATATTTAAATATTTTCAATTTTATTTTTGCTATTTTATTTTGATAGTATTTATATTATTTAAACCCTTAATTAAAGTATTTAATTAATTAAATATTAAAATTCTGCCAAGGGAAGGGTTCGATCCTCCGACCTACAAGTTATGGGCTTGCATGCTCTTCCTCTGAGCTACCTCAGCACATCAGTACTCTACATTTATTTATATATAAAGCATAAATTTTAAAATACCGTTTTGAATTAAAATTAATTGCAAAAGGTTTGCTGATGGAAGGTTTCGATCCTCCGGCCTGCGGGTCATGGGCCCGCCGCGCTCCCTCTGCGCCACACCAGCACATTAGTATGGTACATTAATTCGTATATAAAGCATAAATTTTAAAATACAGTTTTTAATTAAAATTAATTAATTATAAAAAATTTTGCCGGTAAAAGGTTTCGATCTACTATTCCACATGCCGACCTTTGGCTTATGGGTCCCACACGCTTCCACTGCGCCATACCGACATATACTGTTGTACATTTATTTATATATAAAGCATAATTTTAAAAAGTATTTAAATTAATAATTAATTAATTAAATATAAAACATAGCGGGAGTTGGACTCGAACCAACGACCTTCGGATTATGGGCCCGACGCGCTACCCGCTGCGCTACCCCGCTACATGAGTACTGTACATTTATTTATATATAAAGCATAAATTTTAGATATTAGCTATTAAGTATTTCAATAATATAGTATATTAAAGAACATAGTATATGGTGTACTGTCTACCGTAAACATAGTATATAGTATACCGTACACATAGTATACCGTATTTAAAGACATATAAAAACATATGGTGTCAAATTATGCTACCATACACTTTAAATTGACATCGTACATGGTGTCAAGAAATGAGTGACAAAACGCCTTTTTAGCACTCATTTCTTGGGTACATTTAAACACAATTTGACACCATATATGGTCTTAAAAAATGACCGCGTTTTTGAAGAAATGACTGTTGTTTTGAAGATATGGCTCACAAAAGAAAAAAGGGGTTTTACACCCTTGATCCTACAAACAGATGTTAGTTCATGTTAAATTATATAGTATTGTATTCTTACCTTTTTCAATAAAAAAAATGTTATGTTATTTATTTATATTTATTTATATTTATTTATTTATTTAACTACTACAACTACAACTACAACTACAACTACAACTACATCTACATCTATTCTACATCTATTCGTCATCGCTCATGTCATCTTCACTCAGTTCGTCTTCTGTGTCGTCTGGCAGCGATTTAATCGTGTTTAGTACTGGATCATAAATGCCTATCTCTTCTTTGGTTTCCGGGTCATACAACAAATTCTCAACTGTCTTCAAATACTGTTTTCCCTCAATTGTGATCCGTTTTACAGTTACCTTTTTTGCTGGGGCTGCTACTACTGGTTCTGCTACTACTTCTGCTTCCGCTTCTTTTGGTTTTTTTTCTGGTGTTGTCTTCTTTTGATTCTCTTTCGGTGTCTTTTCTTTTGACTCTTTTTTTGGCGCCTTTTCTTCTTGTTGTTTCTTTTTCAGCGCCTTTTCGTCTGCTATTTTCTTCTCTTTGACTGCCTTTTCCTCTGCGATTTTCTGTGCTTTTTCTGCTTCTTTTGCGGCCTTTTCGTCGGCTATTTGCTGTGCTTTTGCTGCCTTTTCGTCTGCGATTTGTTGCGCTTTTGCTGCCTTTTCGTCTGCGATTTGTTGCGCTTTTGCTGCCTTTTCATCTGCGATTTGTTGCGCTTTTGCTGCCTTTTCATCTGCTTGCTGCTGCTTCTTTTGCGCCACTTCTGCTTCTTTGGCACTTTGTAATGCCGCTTTTTCGTCTGCGATTTTCTGTGCTTTTTCGGCTTTTTCTGCTTCTTTGGCTGCCTTTTCTGCTTCTTTGGCTGCCTTTTCATCTGCTTGTTGCTGTTTCTTCAGCGCCACTTCATCTGCTTGTTGCTGTTTCTTCAGCGCCACTTCTGCTTGTTGCTGTTTCTTCAGCGCCACTTCTGCTTCTAAATCAATTGATTCTTCGTCTTCTTCTAGATCGTTTAGCAATTGGCTTAACAAATCGTCTTCTACTGCTACTGAAACCGCTTCTGCTTTCTTCTTCTTTTCCTTCTTTTCACCTGCTACAAAATGGATTTCATCTATTACAATATTTTGCTTACCTGCTTCTGCTTCCACTTGTTCCCGGCTCAGCTTCTGTTTCTCCATGATTTTACTGTATGCAACTGGTTTACGACCTTTCGGATCTTTGAATTCCATCAATTCACATCCTAAACGGTGTGCTACAGTTCCATTTGTTGTACCACCATATTGATCTATTTCCGATTGGCATTGTTTACAGTAATTCAATGACGCTATACATTCTTTTGGGCACTGGGTAAACAGTCCGCTATTGTATGCTAATCCTTGACATCCTGATTCCAATACGTTTTCTTTGCTAAATGGCAGCGCAAACAACGCCCGCGCTTTCTTCTCTGGTTTTTCTGGTTTCGCCTTCGATTCTTTCGCTTTCGATTCTTTCGCTTTCGCTTTACCGCCGCTTCGTTTCTTCATTTCTTGAACCTGTAATTTTAAATTTTCTAGATTTAATATTTTCAGCGCATTTTCTTCTGAAAAACCATATTCTGACGCTAACTTTGTTACGCACTTTCTAGCATATTCCCGTGTCGCGCTTTCCAATGATTTCATCAGCAGGCTATTCACTGTCATTTCGTTATTCATTTCAATTGAGGAGGACATTATTTTTACGATTGGTTTACTTTTAAAAGGTTTGTTGTAGTTGTAATATACTTCTTTCTTCTACATTCTTTTTTATTTCAATTTTTTTTATTTTGCGTGTATTTTTTTCGTCACTAAAAATTTAGGGGGCTATGCCCCCCTAAGATCCCCCCTTTACTACGTTTATGTGATTATGCTATTTAAGACCATATTTTTATATTTAAAGTATATATACAATATGAACCAATTTATTGTTAACCATATGGCTAAAAAGTTATATAAAGCTAATTGTGATAATAGAGGAATTGATTGTATGTTGACTACATTTGGTATTCCATCTCATTATAAAGTTATTTTTAAAGATATTCCTAACACTGGAATAGGTAGTCATGGCTATACACAAACTTCTAGTACTCTTAATAACCCTAATACTGGCGGATATATGCCAAGACCAAGACCTATACCAAGACCTAGCACTGGTGGACTTGGTGGACTTGGTGGACTCCAAACAACAAATAATAATACAGGACTTCAAATAACAAATAATAATACAGGACTTCAACCTGTAGTGCCATAATCTGGTTCAAATTATATTAAATATTATTAATTAGGTTTAAAACCTTGTTTTACCTTTTACGATATTAGTCATATCCTGTTTAAAATCTTTTGCCCTTTTAACCCGTGGTTTGGGTGGTGGCATATTTTTTATTATATTATTTATTTTGTTTACTACCGTAACTCGTTTTGTTATTAGTTGATTTTTTGCTTCTTCATGTTTTATTTGATCGTTATTAGTTAATGGCATTCCTTTTAATATTTTGTTTGCGATTGTTGTGCGTTTTATATCACATGCGTTACATGAACATCCTTCATCCATATAATGATTGAGCTGTATATAATCTATATGAGAATTTTCCATTGACAAATCTTCATATATTTTATATTGTTCTTCGGTATAACTAACAAATTCAGATGTAGATTTATTTTGCCATTGATGATAATAATCATTTAATTCAGAAGGAGAGTAATAATATTTAAGATACCTACAATTCATTATATTATCTAACAAATTTTTGGGGATTTTATAAACAGTTTTGAATTGTAAAAATAAATCCTTTATAGGTTTATTAGTGCTATCATAATCCTTAACCATGCCTATTTTATACCCCAAAATATTTGTTAGTATGTTTCCCCAAATAGCAGAATCTTTTAATCGTAACTTAATGTATTTAATTCCATTCTCTTCAACTAACAAATATTTATTAATATAATCAAAATGTCCAGGAATATTTATATTATATTTATCTATAAAATGATCACCATTTGCTAAATAAGGAGCGATTTTATTAAAACGATTAACAACTTTTTCTATATTATATTTATTAACATTTTCATCTGTATTGTTGAAATGATATGCTCCTATTTTTTCAAAAAACGCAGATATTTTGCGTTCAATTGGAGTACGATATACATCAATGACATACACTGTTTTACCAATATGTTTATTGTATAGTATGATTTCATTAATAGTTATACCGTTAATGTGGCCTAATACTTTTAACATTTCTTCATCATGAATATGAATAACACTAAATTTATCTGTACCAAAAATACGCAATGAACTAACAATAGATGTTGATCCTACTTTAGGTCCACTATAAACAAAAATCAGTTTATTGTGTGGAAATTTATTAATATGTAATAGGTCATTTACTTGATTAAGCAATAATATTTTTAAGGGATCGGAAACAAAGGCAAATGAAGTTTTGGTATCTTGAACGGACACACAAGTATTTGTTAGTTCATTCATAACTAAATGCGATATTAATATTTATTAATTATAACATATATTAAATATGAATAATATAGAGGCTATTGTGGCGATTGATAATAATTATGGGTTAGCTAAAAATGGTCAAATACCATGGAAAAGCAAAACTGATATGATATTCTTCAAGCAAAAAACAATTAATAATATTGTAATAATGGGTACCAAAACATTATTATCTTTGCCTAAAGGAAAACCTTTAATGGATAGGTTAAATATTGTTTTAACGCATAATACTAACAAATATGTAAATGAAAACCACGATAATCTTTTATTTATGGATGAAATCACATTGTTAGATTTTATACATTATCCTAACAAGTATGTATTACTAGATAATCATAAGTATTTAAAAAATGATTATAACATGTATATAATAGGTGGACAACAAATTTATAACTTATTATATAAGTATTGTTCAACTATTTGGTTAACAAAAATCAAAGCAAATTATGAATGTGATTTGATTTTTTCAAAGGAAATATTAGAAAGCTTTAAAACAATCGTTATAGAATATGAAAATGATGAAATAGAAATCAATAAACTAACAAATAGATTATTCAGTGGTAGCGATTGATAATGTTTTTTTTGAAATAAAATGCTTGTTCATGTATTTTTGAATATTGAAAAATGTTAGTTCATTCATCTCTTCTACATTTAAGCCAAGTAAACTCTTTAATTTATCATCTGGAACTATTTTATTTTTTGAATCAATAGTTTGTTCTTGTAAATTGTTAGATTTAATATAATTAACTAACACTTTTGTTACCTCTGTTCTTGCTATTTCAGTACCTTCCGGTTTATTCATAAACTCACATAATTCTTTTGTTACTGTTGTCGGCTTAGCAAATCCAGAAGGAGCTTTTTTTGCTTTTAAGATAATCGGTTTTACATTTTTCTGGCTTGTTTTTAACTCTTTCTTTACATTTTTTTCAAGAATTCGCACTTGTTGTTGTATTGTATTTATCTGCATTTTAAACAAGGTTAAGCTATTATTTATAGTAGTAAATTCATTCAATAATTCTTCAGACATAGTATACTACATAGTATGTAGATAACTTTAAATTGGTTTTAAAATATGTTTATATTATTTATAAAAAGTATTTGAATAATGGTATTAATTAAAAAATAAAAATTTATGTTTAATTAATTATATATTTTGATAGGTTACGTTCTTCCACCTTTTCCTCTACCTGATCCAGCAGGTCTTCCTCTTCCTGAACCGGATCCTCTGCCTGATCCTCTTCCTGAACCGGATCCTCTGCCAGAGGATTGACCTCTTCCTCCTTCACTTGGCGCAGAAGGTTGTCTTGGTCTTCGGCTAGCCTTTTGTACTTCTACAAAAGATTCCTCAACTTTTACCTCTTCCTTTGGCTGACTCTGCTCCTTGTAAGTAGTTCTAACAGTTCGCAATTCATTTCTTGTCTCACACATGAGCTTACCACCCTTAATTCCACTCACGTCTACTGCTTGAAATTCGTGACTGCCGCTAGACACATTAGATAATGTAAATTCAATATATTCACCTTGAACCAAATATTTGTATTGCTGCGTACTGACATTAATTGAACTATGATGAACAAAAATGTCTGATCCGGACTTGGGACCATCAGTTACAGTGATAAAACCATAACCCGCCTTGTTATTGAACCACTTGACGCGACCAGTAAATCTATCAGTAGATTGTGTAACGGTGGAGTTTGAAACAGAAGGAGTTGCCATTTTCTATTGATAATAAATATTAGCATTTTGTCTTTAAGTTGTTTTGTACAAAATTATATTTAGCAATAAATAAAAATGATAAAAAAATAATATTTTATATTGGGGCAAATTTTTATTTATTTATTTAGGCGAATTTAAAAGTTCTTAGATAAATATCTTGTCAATGCTATTTCTGCTTTCGCATCACCAATTGTATACACAGTTTTCGTCTTGAATTCTTCTAGCTCTACAAATGACAGCTTTATTTCTTCATTCTCTTCTGATAATCCATACATTTGCTTCTGTTTTTCTTCAAAAACTGTCGCAGAAATAACGGTTGTCCAAGCAAACAAGTAAATTTCTTCATCTAAACCACCTGGAGACGCATAATAAGACCCTAAACTTTGTAATTCATCCACATGACAAATATTAAAACCTGTCTCTTCTTTTACTTCTTTTAAAACAACTGAGATAATATTTCCATCTGCGTCCATCATTCCTGCTGGAATTTCCTTCGCTTTTTTACCAATTGGTAGACGATGTTGCTCGCAAAGTAGTACATAGTTTTTATCGTTTTCACTATCTTTATGTAAAACATTTACTAGAATTAGAATAGCCACTGAATTGCCTCTAACAAATGAGATATTTGACATAATTTTTTTGCCCGTCTTAAAATCATATGCTTCGCTAAAACACTTTACAAACCCAAGCTTTGAAGGTAGATATCCTTTTGAAAACCAATCAATATCCGTAATCGTTATAGAACGCAGCGTAATTTGCTCCGGATCAAATTTATTTAACCAAGCGATAAACTTAGGAGCGTTTATTAACGCATCTATTTGGTCTTCTAGGTGTTTGAATTTAGGAATTATCTCAATGTTTCCATTTTTCTCTGTCAAAATGAACCATTTGCTAGATGGTACATATTTTTTATTTTTATAATATTTGTATAGCACAGTGCCTAACATAATAAGCCCAGTAATAAGATTGATATAAATCTGTAACATTCTTGTCTTGTATTTGTTTGATATACTAACAAATATAGGACTAATTATTATTTCAATTTTTTTATCTCATTTTCCAATATATTAATTATATTTTAATTCCCTTTCCAATATATTAATTAATTCGTTGTATTTCGGTTCTTCATTGAAGGCTAATTGACGGGTTTTTTGAAGCATCTCTTTTATGAATGGACTTAATGAATGGTCGTTGGAATTTGTTAGTTGCTCCTTCAAATAAACTACTTTATTCATATCTTTTTCATTATCCTTTAATTTGGACCAAGGCAATTCTCCATTTAATAAAAGATATAATATAATATAAATACATGACTCAATATCATCTCTTCTACTAGGTTCTATACCTTTATGTACATTCAAACTAACAAAATTTACTGATCCTATTATACTTGTTATCTGTTTTTCTTCGATATGAGTTCCATCATAATCATATCGCTTACACAATCCAAAATCAATTAAACACACTGTTTTACTTTTATCTAACATAAAATTATCTGGTTTGATATCACGATGTAACATATATTTACCATGTAATGTTTCTACTCGTTTTATCATTTGTATTCCTATTTGTAGAATTACCTTATATAATAAAGGACCTTTCATTTTTACTAAGGTTGACAAAGAACAAACTAACAAATCTATAACTAAATATGTTAGTTGATCTTCTTTTTTGAACCATTTTAACTTGGGGAATCCTGGCTCCTTTAATAAATACTGGTATATCCTTGCTTCATTCTTCAAAGAATTATTTGTTGATCCTTGTTCCATTTTGACTGCTACTAGCTCTCCTGTTCTAACATGTTTGGCTTTATATACTGTACCAAATGAACCTGAGTTAAGTTTTTCTAAAAGCTCATATTTGTTAGATAAAATCATTTGTATAATGTTGTCAAAACGTCTTTATTAGGTTTATAAATAAACAATAAAAAATAAAAAATAAAAAAGAGGCCGAAGCCCCTTCTTTATTTCTCTTGTTTTAGACCTACAAACAAATGTTAATTAAGAATTTAAATATGATATATTTTTTATTTATTTTTATGTATTTATTAAAATGCTTTTATTTAAGGCTTTAAGAGTTTCCACAGAAGTCTCTGGATGCGATCGCTTTTTCTGGATTTTTTAGCACAATATCTACAAGACTTTGGGGCGACTCAGTACGCGATGATAGAATTGGGACTGGAGACAAGCTTCTTGGGATCTTGTTAAAAGAGAATATACACGCATCTTCGTCTACACGTTGAAGAACAGAAGGGCAGCGAACTAATTGAGGAATTTGTAGTCCGTCTTCTACTGCGATTGAGTTGGGTAGGTCTAGAAGTTCGTCCAATTCCGTGTCATATGGGCATGGTACTACTTCTTCAGCTGCCGGATTCTCATCAAAAGCGGGGTTGCCACAAATAGCATTGTAGCATCCACTAAGTTGATATATAAGTTGGCTGTTATCCTCTCTTAATTGTTCAATATTGGTATTTAATTGTTCAATATCGTCATTTGCTGCTGCTAATTCAGTTTTTAATGCGTCAATAGATTGCTGTTGTAGCTTCATAAATGCGCGCATTTCTGCCATTTCCGCTCGCATTTCGTCTTCAAAACTATCCATTCTTTTCTCAATTGCTTCCGACTGGACAAATAGCTTCTCGGTAGAAGCGGCAAGCTGTGAAGTGTTTACATGCGTTCTCGGCAGCGGGTTCTTGTTTTGAAGTACAATCCAGAATTCTGTATCTGATAAGTATATTTTTATTGAGCCATTTCTTTCAAAATCAGCCTTCGCCCGTGAAATTAAGTCCCAGCAAGCAAGCTTGATGAATATTTGCGCGTATAATGGCTGCTTGGTGTCTTTGTCTTTGATTGTAACGAGGTCGCAATACTCAACGTTCCCAATTTGGCTTCTGAAAAAGAGGTCTTTGACTTGCTCTTCTGTGGTCCTAAGTGATGCGCGAGGCACATATAAGTATAAATTTTTATAAAGGGGGTTCATATTTTCTTTAAGGGGTTGGTTATTCATTTGGCTAGACATTTTAAAGCTTTAAAGGTGTTTGTTAATTGTAATATACTACTCATTATTAGAGTAAAAAGTATTTCAATTTTTTTTATTTTATATATAAAATTTGTGTCACTAAAAATTTGTTATTCTGGCCCAATACCAACAAAAAATTCGTTCTCACTATCTTCTGATAAATGAATACCACATTTAGAAACAATACTTGTGGGGGTCAAAGAAGAGGGTCTTACTATAGTACCTATTAAAAAATCATGGGCATCCATTGTCAAGAAAAATGTTTAATATTTATATATTATTAAAAGGCCAGTTAGATCCTCCTCTTTGTGTTAATTCTATTTGAAAAAGTTTACATATTAATATGCGTTTATATTGAGATTTTTTTTCATCCCATATACTTTCTATATGACCATTATAATTACCATTTTTATCAACTAAATTTATATCAAATATATGATGAAAATTATTTATGTGACTGCCTATCATTTCACATCTCAACATATCTGATTGAGATAAACAATCATATTCATTTAAATCATATTTTTTTAAATAATTTTCTAATTCACTTAAAAAATAACGAGCTGTTATTTTAATAATAAAATTTGATTGTTTTGCTGTTTTTGAATTATTAAACGCATAATTAATAGCAAATATTTCACTGGCACCCTTTGAAGGATTATATTTCAAATATTTCGCATCTTGTAAATCTTTTTCATCAAATGTTACAACTTCAAAC